TCGTCCCTGAATTGCTTATGTATTCCCTTGCCGGTGTACTTCTCAAACGCAACTTCAACCACGGGGGTGATTTGTACAATCGTTTCCCCGGAGGCCCTAGTGATTTTCATGCGTGCCATTATTTGCTCCCTTAGATTAGAACGGTGTCACATAGGATTGTGTCACCGCTGTGTTGACTGTGAACGACAAACTAGACGCGGCCTCATCGGATACGCCTCCACTACCAACTGGGGTCAAATTATTGACCAAAATTGAAAATGCAAATGTCGGGTTTGTAACTGAAACGGTTGGTTTGACCGCGATCATCGAACATGCCACGGTTGTTCCAAACGCACTGTTTAATGTTTGCATAACCGATGACGCGGCCCAATCGTCAAAAAAATCAACCGTTAATGTTGCGGCTTCAAGGCCTTTGGCAAAAACGTGTGATGAAACACCCATGCCTGTGATTTCATTTTCATCGACTGTTTGGGTCAATGTCACTGCACTGACCAACGATGAAATGTCCACACTGTTGATTTTGAGGCCAACGTTATTGTTTAAGTAAATTGCCACAATTACCCCTTAATATGCAACGGATGGGGATACGGTCACGGTTGTGTTGACTGTGAATGACAAACTCGATGAGGCTTCATCACTGACCCCACCTGATCCAACTGGGGTGAGGTTGTTCACCAAAATTGAAAATTGATACGTTGGATTCGCCGCGCTGACTGTTGTGCCTTTGATAGTAATCATTGACACCGCAATGGTTGCACCAAATGCCGCGTTTAATGTCTGCATAACTTGCGAGGCCGCCCAGTCATTGAAAAAATCAATTGTGAGCGTAGCCGACTGCAATCCAGCGGCAAATTTATGCGCCGAATCGCCCATGCTCGTAACTTCAATTTCATCAACTGTTTGCGTCAATGTCACTGCACTGACCAACGTTGAAATGTCGATGCTTGGGACTGTTGGTGCGGCCGCTGTTGCCAGTTTTACACCAACGTTGTTGTTCAAATATACTGCCATTGTTATTCCTCGTTTTCTGTTGTTGTTGGTGTTTCCTTTTCAACTTTTGTTTTTTCAGCTGGAGCCTCAACTTGACCAACTTTAATAAGCCAAGCCAATTTCTCTGCATCCGTTTCATTTTTCATTTTATGTCCATTCCGTTAGCACTGTGATTTTGAAATCCGATGTGAGCATGGGCCCGCTTGGGGCTTCCAAGGTTGCCGGGGCTGATGCTCCATTGATGTTATACACCAATGATGATGCAGCTAGTTTGTTGAACACTGCAACAATCGTTGTTTCAATGCCGTTCAAATTTCCTTGGTTGTCTAGGTAGGGCACAGTCATCAGCACGCGAAAATTGGCCTTGCACGCAATTGATGCCTGTGAATTATTTGATGGCTCCAAATATGGGTCATCGGGCACAACTATCACCGAATTGGCAAGAATTACCGGCGGCGGGAATGAGAATGTGCTCCACACACCGGCATTGGCTAGGGCCGCCGCTATCGTTGTGCGTAATGTTGTTAGTGCCGTCGCGGTCATCGATCATCCAATCATTGCCGCGGGCGATAGATACGGGGCAAGCAATCCGCGCACTGATGCCATCAATGTGTTTGACATGCGAAAATTTGATGCACCGTATCCGTCCACACCCATTGCGCCGTTTTGTACGGCTTGACGGGATTGCCAAATGTTTGTTGCCAACATAAGTGAGGCTGAACGGATTGCGGCGGTTGTCGCATACGATGCCGTTTTATCATCGGGACCAGTCATCAGGCCATAAGGTTGAACCAAATGCATTGCCGCATCAGCTGCAACATTTGCAAATTGGATGTATTGGTATCCCAATGGGTAATTGTAACGGGTAGGCAAAAAAAACGTTGTTGTGCCCGTTGTTGTATAGGGACCCGTGCCCGTTATTGTTTTGACGCCGTTATATCCTGAACCGCTTGCCGTAATTGTTATCAATTGACCCGTGACAAATTGACCGGGTGATGCAATGACAACCGTTGCGACATTGCTTGCTGTACCAGTGGCCACAACTGGAGCCGTGTTAAACCATAAAAATGAATTAATCAAATCCTGCGCGGTTTGACAACATTCCTCCACTTGGGGATCGGTGTATAACGTGCCGATTCCTAATGAGTCGCGTAATTCTTGCATCGTTGTATAAGTAGCGGCCACGGTTTTTCCTTTCCTATAAGGCTTGCAAGGCTAGGGCCTCCTAACCTTGCAAGCGGCTTAGGGTTTTGCTTATACGTTGAATCGGCGAAGGCCACCTGATACAAGCGTCTTAGTCGCCAAATATCCATAAAGCATTGTTGAAATTTCACCTGATGATGGAATGTTGGTGCTCAGTTTTAGGACTGGGCTTTCATAAATTGCAATCGCTGATGGCACAATGATGAAACATGAATCATCGATCGATGTTGCAACCATGTTGGAATCGGCATAAAAATCAAGGCCCAAAACATTTCCGCGCAATGATGTTGGTGCAGAATTGCCACCGGCGTTCATTGGGTTTGATGCGTTGTAAATTGGGCGGCCTGTTGTATCGGTTGCACCTAGTAGGAGAGTCCAAATTGATGTGCCTCCGACAAACGCTGTTGCCAAATCTGCGGTTGCAGAATAAGCCTTTGGCGCATCTGTTGAAACAAATGAAATGATGCCCGCTGAATCCGCTGTTGTAGCTGTTCCAAGGGTTCCACCTGAAACAATTTCGGCAATAACTGCGGCATCGGTTGCCTTATTGTAGGCTTTCTGCATATTTGAAAGCATTGCCTGAAAAAATGATGGATCGGCGCGCTCAAGAATTTCAACACTGTAGGTTTGGATGCCACTGTATTTTCCCACTGTCGCATTCACATATGATGAAACAATTCCGGTTGATGATGGTGCACCCGCTTCAGCGGTTAGGGCAACCGTTGAGGATGTAGTGATTTTTGGAATTGAAACCGTCATGCCTGATGCTGGCAATGCTTTCGCACCGCCGCACGCATCGATTGTTGGACGTGAACCAATAAGTGTGTCAACAACTGTTGAAACATATTGAACTGGTGAAAATGCTGGGTTGGTTGTAAATGAATCATTTGCGGCCTCAATTTTTTGAGCCTGTGCATCTGCCGCGCGAACATAATCACGGGATACATCTGAACCCAATTGAGCCTTGATTGTGTGTTCTAGGTACTGCGCCTTTGTTTTGATTGGTGAACGTACTTCGCCGACAATGTATGAGGCCGTTACAACGGGGCGTGAGGCTTCAACGACCGGGGCCGCCGCTTCCTCAGTTTCTGGGGCTGGTGTTTCTGGGGCTGTCGTCATGACCGCCTCGCTTTCTGTTGGTTGGTTGGTTGGATCGTTCTCCGGTGCGCTTTCGCTCGCGGCAACTTTGGTGACGGTCGCATTTTGGAAGGCCGGGCTCTCAACTAGAGAAACTTCCATCATGCGTGCGGCCGTCACTAGGAGGTAATTGTCTTTGGGTAGCGATGAAATTACTTCAACGCCTACGGATAGCCCACTGACTAAATCCTCCGCGGCAAGGGTCAAATAATCTGTTCCCTTACTGCTATTGGAAATTTTGAATGTTCCGTACATAAAATCGCCCTCAGTGCTAAATGATTGAGCACGTCCAATTGGGTTGTTTGGCTCATGTTGCGCAAGCAACTTAATTTTGGCCGCTGTTGGAATCTCAATTGACCCGTGCTCAAATACAACTGGCCCAGCTGATGTTTGGCCGATAGCCCCGTATTCCATAACTTTGCCGCTAATGATGCGGCGTTCGGTGTCCGATGCTTGGATGGGCGTGCTAAATGTTAATTTCATGATGCATCTCCGTTCGGTGATAAATCCTCCATGGCTTTAGCTTGATCCAATGTAATCAAACCAAGGTTGAGCATTTTTTCAATTGTTGCCAAACGTGTTGTTGCATCAACACGCAAGAATGTTTCATCAACCGCAAAACGCACGGTATTTTGTGAGTTTGTTATGTCATTCATGCTGAGTCGATCCTCAATGGCACAAACGTATGGCGCAAGCGTGTAAGCAAAAAATTCTTTGCGTGCGTCCAAAATGTTTTGATACGTCATCGATGCATTGGCGTCACTGCTGGCCATGTATGCCGGTACATTCATTAATCTGCAAATTTCCGTGGATAATGACTGTTTTGCTGAGTCATACATCATTTCAGCTGGTGAAAATGATGTTGTTTGATAATCTAACGTAGATGTTAAAAATGCAGTACCGCGCGAATTTCTTGCGGCCTTCCAACCTGCAAGAATTCCTTGCACTTGCGCTTCCGGCAAATCCGCACCATGATTTTTAATAAATCCACTGGGGACCGGTGTTTGTGCACTTATCGCGGCGGCTCGCTCTAAATCTAATGCGGCGCGAATTGTGCGCCCGCCCGTTGCCAAAACACCAGGTTGCAATGATTGAAACGTAACCAATGACCCAATTCCGTTCATTGGTCGTTGTGTATTGTCAACCATGTAATAGTCAACTTCGGTGTTTAATGCATTCAACTTTGATGACACACGTTCATTTGCAACCCACGCAAAACGCGCCGGGCGTCCGTCGTCCTTATACGTTGCGGTGACTTCCCAGTATGCAACTTGATAAAACAATAATGATTGAACCGTGTACGCAATTGTTACCGATCGCGGTTGTCTGATGTCCGGTTGTTCCAACCAAATCGGTGAACCTAATTCCTCACCAGTTGTTTTGTTATACAATTCCAATGGAATTCCACCGATTACGCCACAAATTAAATTGCGACATTTTGCAACCGTGGGAACCTGCATGGCACTTCCCAAATCAATTCCAATTGGGTCATAGCCCATGCCATAGTCATTCCAAGAATTTAACCCGTACCCGGAATTCATGACGGCGGGATTGTATTGACTGGTTAATGAGTCAGGCTCATTTTTGACCAAACGCAATGCAGACAATATCCCCATAACGGCATAATAGCCCTATATCACCCAAAACGGACATTTGGTACATTGTCTATTTTCGGGCGTGTCTATCCTGCAATCACCATTGGTTTTGAAACTGGTTCCTGCATTTTGTGAACAATCATGGCCAATGAAATCGGTGCGCTAATATCGCCCGCGCTTGCACGCCGTACCAATCTCCAACCGTCATCCCGCGTTTTTGCCGCACATGCGTTCATTTGGGTATCGAATGATTCTTGCCCCATGTGCACGATGCGATTGTTTGAAATAGCCTCCAACAACGCCGCTGATGCGGTATAAAATTCACTTCCTGAAACATCGATCATTCGGCATCCACTAGCTGACAAACGCGCCGCAATTGCCGCCGTTGAGTAATGGTCAAACATAATCATCCGGGGGAAATACTTATCGACCCAATTTGTTTTGATATCGGCCGCAATTTGCAATTCATCGACTGCCGTATCACTTCGCCATTGTTGCATGATGCCAACGGCGATTTTGCCTCCCGGTAAATATTGACCCGCAACCAATGAGGCCGTGCGTTTTGAAATGGCAACATCGAAGGCCATGAAAGTATCGGGCCCAACTGGGATGGACAATGTACGGTCGGCCGCCGCCTCCCATGCACCCAATGGCCACGGGCTAGACAATGAGGCCACCCACATGCATAAATGCTCAGGCAAAAACTTTTCCATGGGCATGACCGACAATGCCTCCTCTAAACCCTCCTCCGAAATAGTAAAACCTAGGGATGGGTTACTTGCCGCCCACGCTTTCCGATCACTAGGTTTGGAATAGGGCGGTGCGCTGTATTCATACCAACCCAATGTTTTAGATGGGTATGACAATGCCCGGTCACGCAAATCATTGAGCACCGTTGAATAAGCATCCCCGGCATTTGAACAAACATAGGTTTGGGCACGGTTGCCCATTGCAATTGTGATTGGCTTAGCCGCGGCCCATGCCTCCTCACTGATGTAGCGCAATTCATCAACAAATAATAAATGGGCCGATTTCCCGCGCGCGCCGTCCGCAGTTCCTGCGACAATTTCATACCGTGCGCCATTGAGCAAATCTAGGTGTTCTTTACCGTTGCCCCGGTATCCAACTTCCCCACGATTGAGTTTTACTTGAACCCGCAAAAATTCATTGGCATCGATGATTGAACAAACCTTACGGAAAGTATCCTCAGCCATGCCGCGTTTGGATGACATGGCAACAACGGATCGTTCACCCAGTACAAACAGGCCAAACAAAATTCGCAAGGCCATAAGTAAAGTTTTGCCATTCTGCCGGCTCAAAATAATTCCTACGGTACGCCTCTGGAATGCACCAGCTGCATCGACCCGCAAAAAATCCTCGCTAATGTATTTTTGCCATGGAAACAATGGATAACCAACGGATTCACAAAATGTTGCAAATTCAGGCCCATAGGTTTTCCCCTTAATTGCCGGGGTCATCAATCTTGGTTTTATGGCTCCCATGAGAGGTTTGGAAATCGCTTTCTTACGCGCCCCAGTCTTGCGTTTGGGTGTATCGGCTGGCACTGGTATCAACACGGCTTTGATTGCCCCTCAAACGGCCCCACAAGGCTCACACTGACCGTCACTGGAGAGAGAGAGGATGG